GGTAGTAGGAGCATATGGAGATGACTCTAATAGAGGATCTGCCTATGTCTATGTGAGATCTGGTACTACTTGGACTCAAGAGGCTAAGATCATAGCTGCTGATGGAGTAAGTGGTGATGAGTTTGGATACTCTGTCTCCATCGCATCAGATGGGAGCCGGGTGGCGGTGGGAGCGTATGTAGATGACTCTCGAAGAGGATCTGCCTATGTCTATCGCTCATAAGTCTTAAGACAGCATAGAGTACCACAGAAGCTCCTAGGAGCTTCTGTGGTACTTATATGTCCTATCACATATCATAGACCGATGGCTGTCTTGAGCACTTCTACCATGGTTTGGAAAAAAGTGAAGTTCTGAAGGATGTCCTCACTTCCCTCTTGTTTGAACATGGCGATGATGATCACGATACCCAAGAGACCAGCCATCACCGTGATGGCACCAGCTTTGACCATCCAGCTTTTCAATTTGATCAACTCGATCTTATTGATCTTCTCGATGTCACCGAATTCACTATGGATGGTTTGTTTGACCTCTTGACTTACCTTACTGATCTCACTCTTGACCTCTTGAGCCATCACGCTCTCATGTAGAAGTCTTTCTTCCACCATATAACACAGACCGATCAAGCCTTTGAGCAATATCCTCTTCTCAGAGGTCTCCAGTTGAGCATACACAGACAGAATGTTATCGTAGATCTTGTTCTCATACTGCTCTCTGGCGATCTTCTTAACTTTTACGATCACACCAGGCAGAGTGGTTTGAGGTGGCAGTATGAATTTGGATATGTCTTTATCTAGATTAGCAGGATTTTCTTTTCTAGAGGGTATATCGATCAAGATATCGACAGGTGTGGTTTTGTTAGTCATCTGTCATGTAACTCTCTGTACAAAACCAGACCAGATAGCATCCAGTAAAGCTTGGTTTTCTGGATCTTGCTTATCAGGCAACGTCACTTCCATGGGTTTGAATGGTAGGTGACTGACCTTGATCTTGAGTTTGAAGTCTTTGAGATCAGGGTGTTGTTCACTGAGATGCTCCACGATATCGTCGACTTCAACATCGATCTTGACCCATTCACTAACGTGTCCGTCTTCCTTGGTATAGACATCGACTTCATAAAGCACATTGGGGATAGTGGTTTTCTTCTCCTCAGATCCTTGCACCAATGACATCGTGACAGATGTGCTTTTGAAGACATATCGAGTTTTGACGAGCAGTCTGTCAGCGACCTTTCTGAATCCTTCGAAGAAAGCTTGATCTACTTCGGTGGTATATTCAAAGTTGCTGTCGATGGATTGTGAGGTATCTTTGATCTTGTAAGTGAAGTAGTACTTAGGATCTTTGCTGTGAGAAGAGGGCTGGACTTTCCTCACACGACATTTGACACCATTTTCAAACCTACCTTCAAGTTGTTCGTGGTGTTCAAAGTGATCACACTCACCAAAACCCTCCATATCCCCGCTCTTACAATAGATGACAGCTTCGGTTTCAGATTCTTTGCTTTGATGGGTGGTGCTCATTGCTTGTCCTTGACGCCCTCGATGATCTTGCTTTGTCGTTCTTCAAAGGCTTTGATCTGAGCGATTTGGTTGTTACAAACCTTCAGGTCTTCATAAAGACTGATGGCAAGGATTGTCAGTGCTTCTTCCCTGCCTGAGAGGGTTTTAGCCATGTACTCAGACTGAGTGATGGGTTTGGTGATATCACAAGGCAACAAAAGCTGAGAAGGTGTACGGATGGCTTGCATCTGAACGGTTGTGATGTATTCTTTTTGTGTAGAAGCACATCCTACCAAGATGAAAGACAGTACCAGGATAGAGATCAGTTTGAAGTTCATGTTACACCTTTGAGTTCTTGAGCACACTGGGGATCATCACTTGCTGTGCAGAAAGCTTGCCACACTGAGGAGATACGCACAGCACTCAAAGATTCTTCCTTTTGAGTTTCTGGAACATCCAGAGCTTTAACTTCCTCAGTCTTCTCAATCAGTTTCTTTTGGATCACATCGATCTTTTTCTTGATGACCTTCTCTTTGACCACCTTCTCAGCCAGAGTTTTCTCTGTGTTGTCCACAGTATCCTCTAAGATCTCGATCGTTTTATCCTGAACCTTCTTAGCAGCTTCCAAGGTATCCGTGTTCTTCTTCTCGATCACCAACTGATCTTTGAGGGTTTGTTTGGTCTCATACCCAAATGCACCAGCGATCTTGCTGATGGTGGGCATGGCCATAAGACCCAAGATAGCGATCATGACTGTGATAAACACAACAGTGAGATCACCGGAGAACAGTTTCTTGAAGAAACTCAAAAATGCTAAGATCATGATCATACCTCATCTTTCAATTTGAACCAAGTGTAACCCACAGCTATGCTGTCGATCGCGTGCTCACTCATAGAGCCAAGAGGTGTTTTTAAGACATCCATGATCTCAGGGATCATAGCTATGGCTTGACTTACCTCGATCTTACCTTTAACTGTGTCGTTCTTGACAGACCTGGCACCTACCAGTTTCTTCACAGTCAACGGAGGAAACAACGTAAAACCTATGTTAGGGTTATATTCAAGAGACGCAGCGTTGAGCATCCCTACCACCTCAACTAAAGGCGCGTAAGCTGTTGGTCTAAAACGGTTGTAAAACGGAGCCTCACAAGCGATCCACACAGGATCCACATAAGCAAGTACGTTTTGAAGTGCTTGCTTTAGTTTGTACAACTTGATCAACCGTTCACTGTGAGTGGATTCTTCAAGACCAGTTCGATCCAGAAGTCTGTCATTGATCAGTGTGAACGCTTCGATGGATGTGATCTTGTTATTCACTGCGTCGATATCAAGTACTGAGACACCTGTGTTATTCAGTCCTGGATCTATACCCACGATACGGTAGGCACTGAAGCTATCTGGTATGTTAAGTGCCATAATGTATCTCATTGAGACGACACCAAGATCTCTACCACCTCACAGGCTCTTGATATAAGCCCATGAAGTCATAATTATCTTGATGTCGTTCGTTGACCCCAAGTGATGGGGTAGTTTAAGAAAGAGTCATCAGTGGTTCGTTCGAACCCAGGTCAAGATTGATCACAACACCTGAGTTACTGAACTTGGCTGAGAAGAAGCTGTTGACGAAGTTCATGACCTGCACACCGATGGCTTCGGTATAGCCAGCGTTGGTGCCGTTAAAATCCCCTGTTACAGCTCGATCCACACCACTGCACAGTGCGATCTCACTGATGATCGCGTAGTTGTCATCACCGTAGATGATGTTACAAACATTCAAGAGCTCTTCGATATCGAAAGTAGTCATCGTAAAAGGCACTTTGGCAGTAGCTGCGATATAATCACCGGTTGTGGTGAGTACTTGGCCTGTGGTGATGGCTGTGGGTGTGGGGTTCAGATCAGACAGAGTCGGTGCGTAAGGTGTACTGGTGGTCACACCTCCTTCAACTGTACGCAACTCCAACTGAGGTACAGACTCAGACAGATCCAGTACTTTCAAGTAATAAGCCACATACACCTGTCCATCATGGGTCACGCTCTTGCGAAGACGGTAGTTGGCTCGTTGTGTCGCACTTAGATCTTCATTGGGAAGTCTGAGCACGAAAGGCAGCTGGTTGTACAGAGCGCAATCCCGAGGACTGTGCTGCATCGGCTCAGGTCTAGAGATATTATTAGCACCTACGACCATACGGTGACCACCATTACCGATGGCCACGTACTTCATACTGACGATATCTGTGTTGGAGAAAACCACAGAGTCTTGGATGGCGAACTTTTGGTTCAAGGTGCTGTTGGGCATGATGGCAATCGGTTTGCCAAGCAGCTGTGAGGTTTGTACAGCTGCTCCCAACACGGTACGGGTGATGTTCTCCATTTAGAAGGTATCCTTTTAGTTACAGTTAGTTGTAGATCGAGACAAGTTGGCTCTTTTGTTCATCAGTTAAAGACAGATAATGTTCTTTACCGATGTAGCCTGCTTTTGAGGTTATAACGGGATCGCTCCCAGGATAGCTTGCTGAGAGGGTGTAGCTCGGGAAAGTCACATCAAAGTTTCTATGATCAGTAAAACTGTAGAGACCTGTTGTAACAGTTGTTATACTCAGTTGATGTTCACTCTGTCTACTGATTTTATTCACCTCAGTGTGTTTGGTCTCGATGTGAGAGCCTATCACAGTCTGTGCATGTGCTTCAGTGACACGAACATTGAAAGGCAACATCAGATCAGCATCTGAGGATTGTTTTACATTACCGATACGGATAGCAGCCCAATTCAATGGAACGATACCCGAATCATTGATCTCTTTGATGAACTGCACACTATAGCTGCTCAGATCAGTCATCATATCGAGCATGGCTCTTTGCAGGTTCTTCAGCTGCCTGGTCTCATCGATCACCAACCCAGTGGCCTCAGTGGTCAGGTGTTTAATAAACTCAGTGGCTTGTTCGTAAGTGTAGTCATACACTGGGAGGTTTCTTTGGAACAACCAAGTTTGCATGTCCACGCCACTTTGCTTTAGATCGATCAGTTTGTTAGCGTACAAACGGTTGATGACTGCGTTTAGAGCACCTCTGAGATCTAGGTCGTGTGTGTTAGACAACATATACCAGTGGCGTTTGGACTGGTCGTATAGTGTATAGCTTTGATTGAAGAATGCTAAAGTAGAGAAACTCTGGGCGATCACAGGTTGTGTGCTCCACACATCGAAGACTCGTTCTTCGATGTGTGGGATAGAGTGATCTACCACGGACATCAAATCTTCTAACGTGGGTTTGGGGTGTCTTCTGTACTTCAGGTTCAGATAAAGAGGAAGATCATCGATGTGTATGCTGATAGAGCCTAAGTGCAGATACAACATGTATATCAAGGCATCTTTGGCCGTCAGTGATCGCATCTCACTGCTCTTAGGGTCTTTAAAGTTGATAATAACATTATACAACCCCTCTGTACTGAGGTGAGCCCATTGTCTGAGTAGGACTTCTTCCAAAGTATCAGGTACTGCATCGTTATAGTCCACCATGTTGGATTCCAGGTTTTTCGTCTGGATCACAGAGGAGATCGATGTTTGGAACTTCTTATCTACTTTGGGTTTTTCTCCATCGTAGAAAGCACCAGTACCATAGGTCAGTGTTTTCTCTTTGTCATAAAGATCATCGATCTCGATGTAACTTCTCTCAGCCACATTGAATTGATCGTTGATGGGTTTTCGACGAGCATTGATCAAAGGGTAGTGGTTTTCATCGAAACTACTGAGCTGTCTGACTGAGTACTCAGCCAAAGGGATTCTTCTGTCGCTCAAGATTTTCTGAATCAATTCTCTGGCGATGTGGGCTTTACCTGAGTTTCTCTCGATGTAGTTCAAGTTACGGTAGAAGTACAGAGCTTGCTTGGTGGTCATGAAGCGCAGATACTTATCCAGACCTGTATTGCTTGCCAGGTATTCACGGACATGAAAACTGTGTGCTTCTGAGGTCTTGGCTCTCCTGAGTCTCAAGTTCAAGAACTTAGGCAGTAAAGCAAGATAGAGCTGAGCGTGGTAGGAGACATTGTACAAACTGTCACTGACACCAAAAGCTTGTACATTCCAGCGTACATGGTGTCTCTTGATGAATTCTTGCAGCTCCATGATGAGAGTTTGCTCTTGTGGTTCAACCAACAAAGAGGGGTAACCTAACACAGTACCGTTCTCAGCTTGGATAGCTTGATCCAGATCAACAGGATACAACACACCCAAAATGAGCTGCTCTTGCTCAGGATATCTGCTCAAAAGACTGTAATAATAGCGTGACCCATAGCCATAAGCTTGAGCTGTAGCTGTATGTGTACGCAGATTCTCTACAGTGAAGGCAATTTCCTCAAGAGTATCTAATGATGTGACTACCATCAAGGTATCGATTGGATGACGACGTCCAGATATATTAAGATAGTATTTCCATGTCCGTGGATCGCTTCTGTCCACGCCGCTGTCTCCGTGCTTGAGCGCGATGTAATCATTAAGTACATCGGCACTGATCGATGATTTGATAACCATCGTTTTGATCAGTTTTTTGTTCTGCTCAATATAAGCACTGAGAAAGCTACTCCCAGTCACAGGTGTCATAATAATGCGCAATCAAGAAAGTTTAAAGAAAGTTATCGGCTTGGTCAACAACGGGAAATCATACCCGGCGTTGCAGCTGGTTCAATCCAATCCCCAGACAGCTGCCTTGGTAAGCAAGTTGATCAAACCCCGTGAGAACAGTGAATTTAACTTAAAGCGTGAAAACTCTTATCATGCTCTAAACCAAGCTCAAATCCTAGCTATCTCTGATTCAACCTCAGCACGTGCCACAGACAATGAGAACATTGTCAAGCTGTTTCCAGACATAGAACTTGCTGTCCAGATCCTGGTCAGCTCGATTTTATCTCCAAAGGATATGGTTAAGTCGGACTTAATTTACAAGGCTAAAGAGCCTATTTTGCCCTCAGAATTGCTGCTCAAACTCAATCAAGTTGTCTCAGCACATTTTGAGAATCACTATCAAATCAAGTCCGAGTTGCAAGAGATTTTGAGAGACACGCTCTTTAACACAGGCAGCTACATCAAGGCAGTGCTTCCTGAGAGCGTGGTCGATGAAATCATCAACCACAACAGATTGGTCTCTACAGAGTCTCTCTCTGAGATCTTCCGTCCACAGACCAGTCAAGTAGAGCATCTGGGTTTCCTAGGAAATGCAGGTCCTAAGAGAACAGGCACTGCACTAGAGAGCTTCCTCTCTAGTACACCAACCTTGCAATACAATCCAAAAATCGAACGCACGTACGATGGATCTCAAATCAAGTTAGAGCACTTAGAGGTGGTGGACAACTACAAGCTCCTGAAACTACCCATGGTGCTTGCGTCTCACAATAGACAAAAGGTTCGAAGTCTAGTTAAAGCAGATGTCAAGCGTCAAAGATCCATGTCTTTGGAGTCTCAGACCAAAGACAAGAAGCTCTCTTCCAGTGAACTTGCCTCTGTCGTGTACAAATCAGGACAGAACAACTCACAAACTTTTATGGCTTTGCCAAGTCGAGGAAACAGCAAACGCAAAGACGTGGGAAGACCTTTGGTTCTCAGATTGCCTTCAGAAGCTGTGATCCCTGTTTATATCCCTGGTAATGAAAGCAAACACATCGGGTATTTCATCTTGGTCGATGTGGATGGCAACCCTGTATCCAGAAAGTCTCAGAATACAGGAAATAACAACGAGGGCATCTCTGGGATGATGAGTAATCAAAACCAGAATCAATCCCTCTCCTCTATGCTCATGAGTAAAGCCAAGAAGAATCTCTCTGGTAATGACTCCGTGCCAACACTCGATCAGATCACCAAAGTCTACTCTTCTATCGTGGAGACCGATCTCATGGAGCGTTTGAGCAATGGTCTGTATGGCAATAACGTGAAGGTGGCTGATAACGAGGAGATCTATCGGATCATGCTATCTCGTGCTTTGGCATCCAAGTATACACGTCTGATCTATATCCCAGCTGAGCTTACCTGTTATTTTGCTTTTAAGTACTTCGATAACGGAGTGGGTAAGTCTTATCTGGACGATATCAAGAACCTTACCTCACTCAGAGCCATCTTGCTTTTCTCCAAAGTTATGGCCATGACAAAGAGTGCGATCAATATCACTCATGTCAATATGACGCTGGATCCCCAAGATCCTGATCCACAGAAGACTATTGAGATGTCTCAACACGAGATCATCAAAATGAGACAACAATATTTCCCTCTGGGCATCAACTCACCAGTCGATCTGGTGGACTGGATCCAAAGAGCTGGTTTGGAGTTCTCATTCGAAGGTCATCCAGGTCTGCCGCAGACCAAGTTTGATTTTGAATCCAAGAACATCCAACACCAGGTACCTGATAGTGAGCTCGATGAGTTGCTTCGAAAACAAACCTATATGGCCTTTGGACTCTCTCCAGAGACAGTAGATAATGGCTTCAACTCAGAATTCGCAACGACTGTGGTCTCTAACAACATCTTGCTCTCCAAACGCATCATACAACTGCAACACACTTTCACCAAGAGTCTGACTGACTATCTGCACAAACTGATCTTGAACGACACCATCATCCGAGATGAGATCGATGGACTACTAAAAGAGAACTTGGGATTGGTTGAGAAAGTACTCACAGATGAAGAGAAAGCTGAGTTCAAGGAAGATAAGGATGGCTTCATCTCTGATCTGATCGAGCGTTATGTGGATAACCTTGAAGTTGATCTACCAAGACCAGATATCACTAGTCTTCAAACTCAATCCACCGCTTTTGCTGATTACACAGAAGCTTTGGAGAAGGTTTTGGACTCTTGGATCAGTTCAGAATTCATCACCTCCGATCTGGCAGGCGATATCAATACCAATATCGATTCAATCAAAGCTGTTGTCAAGAGCTACTACATCCGTAGATGGATGTCTGAGAACGGTTACATGCCCGAACTCAACGACATCGTAACCTCTGATGAAGATGGTAAACCAACACTGGATATCTATGAACTCAATCAAAACCACATCGAGGGTCTTATCCGCAGTTCTATGAAATTTATCAAGAGCTTGACACCTATTAAACAAGCAGCTGATAAAGATCTCCAAAACATGGGTACAGACCCAGGTAGCTCGAGTCCTGATGAAGGTACAGATGTTCCTGAAGAAGATACCATGGCCGATCTAGGCACAGATAATATGACTGGCGAGCCCGATCAAACAACTGAAGACCAAACAGTTGAGGGTGAGCAAACTGAAGGTGAAGAAAAATAAAAGACTATATGACCCATACTGACTCCTTCATAGGGAGTCAGTATGGGTCTTTTATGGCTTATGGATCACAAGGCTCTAACGAAGAGTCTTTAGTACTTTGATACAACATGATGTTCTTGATATGTTGATCATGACTTATCTCCAACATCTCAATCAACTCGATAATCCTATCCATATCCCTAGATATAACCTCTTCTTTGACTTGTCTTGCGTGTATATCTGTCTCTTTATATAGTGACAAGATATACACCATCCTAGGTGTGAGACGCTCTAAGTGTTGTCTCAGTACTCTGACTGTCCACATCACGTCTTTATATGCAGGTGTGAATGGATGATTTTGATAATGAGTGATTGGAAGTATCGCATTGACGTCACTGTCATCGACCAATTTGACCCATCCTTTACCCATTAACCACATCACATAACTCTCAGCTCTCACATCATCGATGTCCAAATGGGCATCGATCACGTCTTTGAAGAACTCAGCTGTACTCTGATAGATATTCACAGGACTGATGAATTCCAGTATCACACCATTGACCATGGCGTGATTGCCTTCTCGGATGTACCCGCACAGACTGTGAAGGTGTTTTTGTTTCATGATCTTCTCGTCTTGACTTATGTTGTTCATGGGTTCAGGTAATAGATATAAGGCTGTATACAAATACCACAAGAGCTCCTAGGAGCTCTTGTGGTACTCTATACTGTCTTAGGATTTATGATTGATAGATATAGGCAGATCCTCTAGCAGAGTCATCTCCCCAAGCTCCCACCGCCACCCGACTCCCATCGTCGGTAATGGAGACAGACACTCCAAAGTAATCACCACCTACTCCATCACTGGCGATGATCTTAGCCTCTTGAGTCCAAGTAGTACCCGATCTCACAAAGACATAGGCAGATCCTCTAAAAGAGTCATCTACATATGCTCCCACCACCACCCGGCTCCCATCGCCTGTGATGGAGACAGACCATCCAAACCAATCACTAGCTGCTCCATCGCTGGCGACGATCTCGGCCTCTTGCGTCCAGGTGGTACCCGATCTCACATAGACATAGGCAGATCCTCTAGCAGAGCCACTTCCATATGCTCCCACGACCACCCGACTCCCATCTCCTGTGATGGAAACAGACCATCCAAAGTGATCGTTACTTGTTCCATCAGCAGCGATGATCTTAGCCTCTTGAGTCCAAGTACTCCCTGATCTCACATAGACATAGGCAGATCCTCTAAAAGAGTCATCTCTCCATGCCCCCACTACGACTCGACTACCATCTCCTGTGGTAGAGACAGACCATCCAAACTGTTGATTACTCACTCCATCAGCAGCTACGATCTTAGCCTCTTGAGTCCAAGTACTCCCTGATCTCACATAGACATAGGCAGCTCCTTTAAAAGAGTCATCTCCCCATGCTCCCACCACCACTCGGCTCCCATCTCCTGTGATAGAGACAGAGTATCCAAAGAGACTACTAGCTGTTCCATCACTGGCGACGATCTTGGCCTCTTGCGTCCAAGTCGACCCAGACCTCACATAGATGTAAGCAGATCCTCTAGCAAAGTCATCTCCCCGTGCCCCCACCACCATCCGGCTCCCATCGCCTGTGATGGAGACAGACTCTCCAAACTGATCATTAGCTGCTCCATCCGCAGCGAGGATCTTGGCTTCTTGAATCCAGGTGTCACCAGATTTGAGGTAGATATAGACAGATCCTCTGTCACTGTCATCCCCCCATGCTCCCACCGCCATCCGGCTCCCATCGTCTGTGATGGAGACAGACACTCCAAACTCATCGTTACTCACTCCATCACTGGCGATGAGTTTGGCCTGTTCTAAAAACTGAGTGACTTCTGTGTTGATTGTGTTGTTCATAAAAATAGCTTATTGAGCTCCTGTAATTGATAAAAGACAAAAAAGATCATCCAGATACGCTAGCTCATCACGAGCAGCGTATCTGGATGTTTTATAGAACAGTTTTTACAAACAGTCCTCAGTACCTGGCGATCTTGTACTCTCCGTCAGTCATGTAGTTCTTGTAGAGTCTGTACTTAACGTTATCTGAAGTGATCAAGATATCGTGTACTGTTGACATCTCCAGTTCTTTCTTCTGCATCTCCAGAGATTCAGCGATCTTGTACAAGGTGGGAGCAGTACGAGGATCGATGACCACCGCTTCCTTATCCAACATGTAACCCAGTTCTTTGTCCAACATGAATGTGTAGGTCAGACTGTAGCTTACTGGGAAGATCGCAGTACCCATGCCTTGAGGGATGTTGAAGTCTGCCTTGATCTGCTGTTCTGTATCGCAAGGTATGCTTTGAAGCACAGAGTTGATGATATCATTCTCAAAAGTAGAAAAGGCTTGAGCATAGTTTACTCCAAAGTTCCTGTGAAGGTAGTTGGGTAGTTCAGTGACATCGTCTGTGAAACTCATGATCTTCAGCTTCAGACCTAGTTTGTTCAGCAAGAAATCATTGACTAGATCTGTCATCAAGTTGTCAAATTGATTCAGAAACACAACAACGTTATCGCTGTAGCGTTTGTTCTCCGACTTGATAGACAAAGAAGTAGCCATCGATTTGATCTTGACTACCAGCTGAGTGAATGAAGTTGAGTCAGTCAAGTTCTTAGCAAACTCTGCGATCTCCTCGGTGCTTACAATGGGCGTGCAGATCAGAGCGAAACAGCGAAACACATTGTTAATGCTTTCATTCTCTTGATATTCAAACTGCTGCACACGACCAGCGATAATTGCAGTATCCAAACACAATTCGATGACAAACTTAGGATGGATGTGTGAGGTGGTTTGTGGATCCTCTGACACACCTTCCTCGGACAACGCATTAACAGACTCGATATAACGCCTGCTCCTGGCAAACATGTCTGTAGAGTAACTCTCACCTAATAGAGGAACTTGAAGTTTACTTCTCTCCACCTCACTGCCTTTGTCGATCAGAAGGTGCGTTTGCACTTCCTTCTCTGCCGCAACTAGGGCTTTAGCTTGTACTGGCAGTTCTTCTCTGGCTGCCGGTACTGGCTGAGGTCTGGTGAAGAAGCGATCTTGACGGATGTTCGCCCCTTCAGAAGCTGTGTCTGAGGAGATGCGTGACAATGTAGCACCTCCGTGAACACCACCACCTGGATTGCCAAAGCCAGACTGCATCGGGTGTTGCGGTGGATGTGATGGGAAGCCACCATGAGGCTGGTGACCTGGATATTGCCCTGGCATCACAGGCATCATCATGGGTCCTCCGTGAGGATACATATTTGGGTGCTGCATAGGTGCATGCGCATTAGCACCCATAACGTTACCTGCAAACATGCCGTGATTCACGGGGTTGTTGTTGTACATACCGATTATTTCCTGTTTTAGATTGTTGAACGTTGAAACATTCCCATAAGCGGCATTGAGTATCGCTGGGGAAACCATGCTTTTGAGATCAGGATATAGAAAGATGATATCACTGGTGTAGAGCTGAAGTGCTTGAGTGGCGCTGTCCTGTGTATTGGACTCAGGTGTACGTATGTTTCCCTTGTGGAGATTCAACGATACCATGTCACAAACCAGTTTAACCACCTCGGCAAATCTGCTGTTGTTCCAGTAATTATCAACTAACATGTTATAACAAAACATTCGAGCTGCATTGCTCTGAGCTTTGTTTGTTGCTTCATTGGCAACGTAAGCACTCACCATAGGCAGCAAATGAGCTACTGAAGGTAATATCGTTACGTTGGGTATGAATGGCGGTGAGTTCATGTCATACAACATATATCCCACCATGGGTTGTGTTGGTGAGACAGGTAAAGTCATGAGTTCTCCTTTTGTGTTCTCACTTTAAATATATGTGCTTGTGGTGATTTACAAACTGTATCCTACAAACTGTATCCTGCAAACTGTATCTTACGATCTCACAGACCAAAGACTCTCTACTCTGTGATGAGGATAGAGAATTTTGATGTCTTCAAAGCGTGTGTGAAGGGTTTGTGTATATCACTCAAGCGGACGATATCGATGTTGTTCTTCTTCAGTATCTTAGTCACATGAGGTTTGAGTAGTCCGATCTTATCGAAAACAAGGAAGCTTGCGCTGTCCTCGATCTCGATAAGATTGTCTCTCAGATCTTCCTCATCGATGTTTTGGATAAAGTTAGCTGAGGACGATCTAAGAGTGATCACACCAGCGTCTTCTTCTGTAAGCTCATCGATCAAGGGATGGTCGATGAGCTTCTTTATAGCTTCGATGAAGCTTTGTAGATCATTGATAACCATGATGTTTACTTGAAGAGATTTTGAGTTTTCTCACGGATTTCTTTGAATTTAGGATTTGGTAGGATCGTTCCAGTAGCTAGATCCAAACAAATAAAAGGGTTGACGTGGTTGGTGGGTGTGGGATTGGATTTACTCAAGAACAAGATACTACCAGCTTCTACCATGGAGATGTCGATGTGTTTGTCCTCACCCACTACCAGCCTTTTGCTCTTACCCCTTGTCGCTCCTGGTCTACTCTCTTGTTCCACCACCTTGGCTGTGATCTTCGGATACTTGTGGTCTCCGCTGTACGAGACAGATTCAAGGATGATTTTACCAGCTGTCAAGCGAAAGATCGAACCCATCTTCATGTACTTGTTGAACGTCTCCACCACATCCTTCATCTGCAAGGGTCGACCAGATGCCTTACCACTGGCTTCTTTCTTGGAGAGTTTGAAGTTGACTGTGAAGATGTCTTTGGTCAACTCATAGAGCATGTAATACAAAACTTCCAGACTCTTGCCATACATAGAGAGTGCGGTGTTCTCTGTACTGAGCGCCAAGTTGTTGAAGTTTACCAAGATCAAAGCCAGCAGATCATAGAAGTTCTCGATGTGATAGTCGTTCTCTTTTAGTTTCTCGATCACGATGGTGTCTACGTAATCGTCCAAAGACATAAAGTGCTCACTGATGTTGGTGTAGAGTTTGTTCTCACCATACAGACCACTGAAGACGATGTGTCCAAGCAAGATCATCCACAGGCTTTCACTGTCTAGATAACCTGGTTTGAAACGTGTAGGGAAGTTATCGACCACATAGAAGAAACCAACCACCAAAGCTTTGGTTGTATTATTCCACATGTGTCTTGGAATAGCCAACTGCAGCCGTGTAGGTTCGTAGAAATCACCTATGAAGGATTTGGGTTTGGTCTGAGATGACTCACAGATCACCCAATCACTAACAGGATAGTTCTCTGGTGTGATCTCTCCCTCTCCTACTACTGGAACAAACCCAGCGTACTTCTGAAACGTCTTGGTGAATCCATATTTGGCAAAAAGATAATGAGCCACAGATGTAAGAGCTTTGGTGGTCGCTGGGACCTTCCTGTTGTCTTGAGGCTTTCGGTATATCTGAGACCACACAAAGTGCATGGTTTCACGCTTGTTATCTACCACCACAGAGTGATACCATCTCTTGAAGATGATCTTATCTCTTAGCAACCTCACAAAGATACTCTCATAACCTGGTGAGATCACCTTGTCAGAGAGCACTGGCGTGATGTGAAACATCGCACCACCCAAACAGATCAATCCAGCTTCACCGCAAAACGGCAAGTAGATATAACGGCCAGGTACAGGCTCTCCGTTGAAGACAAACTTGTACTTGACAAGGTAGAGATCGGATCGTGCTAAGTTGAACACTCTTTTGTTGTTCTTGACTTTAGTGATCTCAGTGAACTCCTCCTCTGGGGTGCAGCGTTCATAACCCACATACTCCAAACCCTGTGGGAAGCTTTTGCTGGCTGATCGAAGTACTCGATCCAGATACTCTTCAGCGCGAGCCATGTACGTAACAGCCAATCCGTCCATGACATGCCGGTTTACAGCAGGAGTATGGGATTGCATGAGGGATGACATTAAGCGATTCATTGGATCTTTGATGTGATGTTGAGGACGGAAGGTATATGAAGTCTTACTGGACATTATCCACAGAGCTTCTTACTTATTGTTCATCTTGTTCATAACAGTGATTACAGCGACTGCACCTGCTGCAGCTGCTGCTGCAAACTTCAGTAACTCGGTGCTGTCTTTCCTCTCTGCGCTTTTCTGTTCGTATGTATCTGACCTGTTGAATTTCCTGTCTTCATAATAGTCAGCACGCATTATCTTTCTCTCCTCCAGCTCTTCTTTGAGTCTGGCTGATTCTTGTTTCTGTAACTCAAGTTGTTGATTGAGATCACAGAGTGTCCTCTCGTTCTCGGATTTTATACGTTCACTTTGAACTTTCTCTAGATCCATCGTTCTTTTGAGCTCAGTGAGTTCTTTCTTTACTCTATCCTCTTCGATACGAGAGAGGACTTGGGGATCACCGCCTGAGAGAGCTTCTTCCTGTGTCTTGTATAGACCCACCTCAGTTTCAGCTTCGTCAAAACTCAGGTGTCTCGGAGTGAGATGGATCTCATCGAGCTTGTCATGATCAGCCAGTGTAAAGTAAAGACCTGAAGCTTTGGATCTGTCTTGTTTGGCAGGGATCTCTATCAACTGCTTAGCCAGATACATATAACGGGTCTTCACTGTGTTGTCATTGTCGATCAGCTCCAAGAACACACCAGAGACACGACGCTGCTCCACGATTCCTTGGTAATCATAATGTATCATGCCCTCCTCGCTATAAGGATGCAGACACCTCATGGTGCTTCTAGCATCACACAGCATGACATCAGCTTCATTGATATAGATAGAAGAGTGACTTCTGAGCGTCTTTACAGAGACTTCCTTATCCAAAGCAACCGAATAGTTGATCAATCGGTGATCGCTGTCGTAAGCTCTGAGTAAAGCTGCAAGGATGATGTCTAATTCATTAGCCCTGATGGAGGCTTTTTTCTTCAAGTGCTGAAGGTTGTTTATGGTGTTGACGATCTGCTCTTGACCTTTGAAGTGATAGATGTTTCTTATCACAAATGTACCCAGACCACCGAAGTAGCCTGAGGCTTTTCGTATAACCACCGGTAGGTTGTTTCTGTGAACGACACAGATATCTTCATTGGTGTTGTTGACATAGAGTTGTGTGATCTTGAATTCACAATCATGCTCTTTGGTATTGACATCATACAGGAGTCCTGAACTCACGTTGATGTTCTGAAACGAATCGCCCATGTTTTTATCCTTGTGAAACGAGAACCAGTACCAAGGAAAGTATATATGGTCAAGTCCGTTTACAAACATGTGAGATATAGAGATGATAAACTTCAAACGTATAAGTCCAAGACAGGGATGAACCCTGTCTTGGACATTTGTATGGTTAGATATCTTCGCTCAAAACCTTACCTCCCAGGCTGTTCTTCACACCACCGATGAGGTAGTTGCCAGTTTTGTGTTCCTGAGGAGAGCCTTGGCTCTTGTTCAGATTGGTCCAATCATCCATGTATTCGATCGGTTGTTTCCTGATTACCTTACCTGGGTTGTCCAGTCCAAGGAAGTCATACACATCTGTTGCCGCATAATGGATACCATCGGAAACAGTCCTGTAAGTACAACCAGGTAGTTGACGTCCGTCTCGAAACAGATGTCCAGCCCAAGACAACTCAGCCTTAACCACTGAGTCTACTAGCTCTTGTGCAGTAGATTTGATGCGAGACCAACTCTCCCTACCGATAGCTGTACCCAACTCGATACGCAAGATCTCCTTATCAGCCACCGCATGGACATTGAGCTCATCATTGGCGATCTTTTGAACTGCCAGAGCTACATTCATATAACGATCAGCTTCGGCAAAAGCAAACGTCACAGGAAAGCTACTCATGAACTGGATACGCTCCAAAGCAAGCATAGCAACTGTAAAGAGCATGATAGTGTCTCTGGCCAGTGGATCATTACGCTGCATCTGTTTAAGAGTCAACATAGCGCCTACCTTCTTCGTCTGTGTCATGACTCGAACGATAGGCTCCATACGGCTGTGAGCTTCTTTGACTTTCAAGATCTCATTCATCACCGTCTTAGGGTCAACGAAGCTTCCCTTTACGATCTCTGAATAAGTACGACTATGCACGCAGTTACCTGTTACAGAGATACAGCCCTGATGTCTTACCAGGAAGTAACTTGTCGGAACCACTAGACAATAAACCAAACAGTCGTTTTCGATCTCTGTTTTGCTGATAGTGTCACCTCTGGCATAAACCCGTTCACAAACCGAGACCTGATAAATCGCTCCTCCAGTCTCTTCATCGACTTCTACAGTGATCATACCGCTATATCCGCACAGATGAGCGATGGTGTTGACTTTATCAGCACAAGCACTGTTGGTGGTAGCATAGATCTTGTTATGATCGTAAACGGAAGTATCACCCCAGTTCTTGATCTCCTTCAAGAAATCCATGGCCCACTGAGAACCGATTTCATCCAGATCAAACCAATCAAACGTCTGAACATCATCCCTGTATTGATCCAGAGGTACCGAGATAACAAACCCACGCTCAAGGCTGCTGTCTGCGGTATCTTCTATGATCTGCCAGTTTAGTTCTTCACACAGCTCGTGCAGTCTTTCGATCTTCCTATCGTCTTCCAGGTCAAATCTGTAACTGTAAGTGTTAAAACCATCCTGAGACTCACTGTAAGGATCGGGATTGATGGACCCCTCAGCTTGTACAGCGATGAAGAGCTTTTCCTTTGTGCTCAGATGTCTGTCGGTTTTCTTGAGATACCCAGCTGTAGGAAGTGCATTGTCCGTGTGGTAAATGACATCTTGCGCCAGCGTAAACTGAGGTTTTTCGATATTTGATTCATGTGGATAATACACCGGCATCCTGTGCTTGGGTGTGGTGATCTGGCTGATACTGGACTTCTGGTCTTCAAAAAGATAGAGCTTACCTTCGTGGTGTTCGATGATAACACGCTCTGGCTTGACAAAATCCACTTCCAAAGTCTCATAATTCCATTGAGCTACCAAGTCTTGGGTACTCACCTGGTCGATGGGTTTCCATCCTTTAGGTGTCAAGACCTCATGGTCTCCTGTGATACACTCATTTCTACTGATCTCCAGCCAAAGATCCCAAAGATCACTGTTGGAGACAAAGGGAGCAACAACAGGTGCGATGTTATTCACAGCCGTGCTGTCAGCCTCCCATTGCCAAGCCAGCGTCTCGATCATCATTTCATATTCAACTTTCGGAGCTGATTCAAACTCTTGGATACATGAGTCAAAAGGCCACTCATTTTCATCCCAGTTGTTGTTCCTCATCAGCTTATAGAGTCGATTGAGCTCAGGATAAGGACGATTGATGGTATCTGAGAGACCTCTTTCTTGTTGAAGGAAGAGACTGCCGTTGCCGATATCGTAAGTATTCTCGGTGTTGAAGACGCTACTGTCTAACATGTTTGTGTTGCTTTTTTGGTTGATCTAAGTTACTTACAAGGTACAAGCTCCGCCCACGCAGTTAGGACCTTCGGATTTACCGATGATCGGCGTACCTGGAACATGATCTGTCATGTTGGTGACAGCTGAGAGTTGTCCGTCCTTGGTCCCACTGGACTCAGTATAACTGTTTTGATAATACTGAGTTTTCACTCCATATTTGGTCATGACACGCATCTCATCGATAAGTTCTTCATCAGAGATCTCAGGACTGAGCATGCGATCTCGGTATGTATCACAACTGATGGCTTGATCTGCAAACTTCTGAAGGACTCCGTAGAATTTGAGTTGATCACTTATACTCAAGTCCCAGGCAAGTTGGTACTTGTCTTCTAACAGATCGTTATCAGGTGCTACCCAGTCAAGGGTATTGTCTGAATCTGTCTTCTTCAAAGAGAGGTCACGTATCGGATAAATGCCATTGGGTGTCGCTGAGGCCTTAGAGGATGACTCTGTGGGCATGTGAGCCACCAAAGAGGAATTGCGGATACCACCGTTCGAAATGATTTCAGCACGAAGACTCTCCCAGTCGTAATGTAGTTTAGGATCAGCCAGTTCATCGACAGCCTTTCTGTAGGTATCGATAGGAAGCCAACCATTAGGCCAATTGGTCTTGTGCATCCAAGCAGCTTTACCTTTCTCTTTAGCCAATCTCAGAGAAGCTTTGATGAGGTAATAACTGTGTCTCTCAGCGATTTTGTGGATCTCCGTCATGCCTTCAAAGGTATTGAACTTCAGATCTTTCAATGCCAGATCGTAAGCCAAACCCAACATACCCACACCTGCATTCATGCGTTTCTTCGCTGTGTAACCCACATGTGGAAGTTCATAGTCAGACATGTGGATGCACTTATCGATCATCTTCAAAGTATAGTAAGCAGCTTCTTCATAGATCTCATCGCTCTTGGCGTTGTAGATCACGATACCGCCCAAACTACACAAAGAGACTTCAGGCTCCTTCTTAGACTCATGGATCTTCAGTACTTTAGAGAAGACGATACTCTGTGTACTAGGTACATCGATCACATCACCTTCTTTTACAGCACCCAGATAACTGATCTTGGAATGACCATCCATCCAGATCTTGACTTCTTCAGACCAAGGCATCTTGACCTTACCGCCTTCAGCTGTCTCAAAAACCACATATCCAACATCTTCTTCACTGTAGATATCTGTCATTCTCTGATAAGAAGCCGTAGGCTGAGTGATCTCCAAGCAGTTCCCAGTCAAGATACCTGCAAAAACACCCATACCTCTCTCAAGTTCAGTGAAGCAGTAAGTATCTTGCACAGACACATCTTGTTCGATATCTGCGATCTCTGTCATCTCACCGATCATCAACCCACTCTCAGGATCCACCCAGCTCATGACTTTATCACCACACTTCAACCACTGAGCTTCTACTTTCATAGATTGGTTGTTGTCATTGTAGATAAAGAACTTGTGGTAAGGTGTACACTGGATACTGTGACCCATGGAAGTCGTGATCCTCCACAGAGACTGATTCCTAGCAGTCAATACCACTTGGACTTCACTCCAGTTCTCACCATTCCACACACTGACCTTCTTGTCCACACACTCCATGATAGGGACTTGGATGTATGTGTTCTTCTCTTTATCCCAGATCAAGATCAAGGTGTCACCAGCCACGCACAGATTGGAGCTGTAGATAGGTTCTTGAAATGGCGTATGACGATTGATCTCATTGATGTTACCATCATACAAAGTAGCCACTTCTTGTCTCTGGGTCCAAGCCACTACAGCCAGTTTACGTGCATCGATATACTTCTTCTCAAAAGAGTCGTCTTGCTCGTACTTGTTGTACAGATTCTCAAACTCCTCTTCATCCTTAGAGAACAAAGACTGATAGAGAGCGGGTGCTGTATGTGCGTTGAAGGTAAAGATCTCCTCGTTCCTGAGCACTTTACGTACAAAGAAACGGTTAAACAGAAACGCAAAGTGGATACCACGGTTCTGTACGTCCACTGGGGTCAATGGGTTTTGAAGTCTCAAGATCGTTTCTGCTTCAGGATCATAGATCGAGAAGTAGGTCGTAGCCGCACCGCCTCTGCCGCCTTGCAAGTTTGCATGGACAGCGGCTGATTTGGATTCATAGTAAGGCAATTTTCCTTGATGTTTGATTCTTCCACCTCGAACCGGATCTCCGTAACTTCTGCTGTGGATGATGCCACCGATACCCGCAGACATATAAGTCATGGTATACGCGATGTGATCCCCTACAGCCAGTGATCTTGCGTTGTCATCAGAGGAATAGAGACAGCAATTGTGCACGCAGATTCCATCTACTGTAAAACTGTGATCACGCTCAACTTCAAAATCATAGACATTTCCTTCAAATTTATGAAGCAGTATTCCAGTGACCATACTGTAAACACCGTCATCATCGAAAAAAGTTCTCTGCCAAGAATTGATTATCCTTGTTTCAATTTTATCGGTATTTTTATTTACCAACAATGCTAGTTCATCGGTTGGTTTTAAATTTACACGAATTGTATATGAAGGTTTTGCATTGCCGTACCCAGAACTTGGATCTCTTTTTACTTCATTGACAGAGACGGTGTGGCCCAGTCTAAAACAAGAATCTCTCACAAAGGAGATCAGTTCTTTACTAATTGAGTCTGCCACATATCCCGTGCGAACAGCACATCCATCGCCTCGAAAATAACCAACCAAAATTTGCTTCAAAGAATCTTCATTTGAAGTGATGAAGAAATTTTGTTTATCTCCCTTGTTAGCAGCGCCTTTTCCTCCGAGAAAAATGAATAACTCAGCAAGCACCAGTGAGTGAACAGTAATTCTTATACAGCTGTCTTTTTCACGATCATCGTGAATAAACACTTTAATATTGAATAAATTCTCAATTAATTCAGCGCAATCTTCAATATACTCGCTATCGAGATAGTTAAAGGTAAAACCAACCTGTCCGGATTTTAAATGCGGCTGTACACTACTGTGACCTTCTGAGAGATAATATCCCATTAATCTGTAGAAATCAGGATTATTCTTTAAATTGCAGTTAAGTACAGTATTGATCCTCTTGCTAAATTCACCAACATTATCACACACGTTAACTTTTCCAATTACATCACTGATGCAATTGTAGCCATTTTTAAGCATTGCAGTAGAGATCAAATCCCATACTGTGATTATTTCGTCTTTGTTTTTCTGTAAGGGATGGTATAGGAAATCACCGTTTTTAATCTTTGATGCTTCTTTCCAGCCTTTTACTCCATCACTGAGAACGTAGTAAAGATGATCAAAAGTAGCTTTTGTTGTATGATTGAAGATGATCGGAGATGCAAAACTAACTAAAGAACCGCTATAAGGTCTATTTGTTATCCCAGTGACTTTTTGAATACTTCCACTGATTCCAATAACTTCATCTCCGATAATGATAGATTCGATGTTTTTGTGACCATATTTGGTGTCGACCTGAGTTCCTGCTGGAAAGCAGCTACTATATCCATTGTGGCTGGTGCCCAGATTCACATAGTAGGGAGTGGGACAGTTGATGATGGCTTTGGAGAACATGTCATACCACTTCTTGACATGTGACAAACGCTCTTGACTGCTCTCATCTTCAGCCAATGCCATGGCCATGCGGATATAGACCAACTGAGGTGTCTCGTACCTCATATCGGTTTTAACATTGGCTAGTCCGTACTTTCTATGCAGTTGCTTGATGGCATGATAGGGCATGTGCATATCTCGATCATGATCGATGATATCTTCTACCAGCGCATACTCTTCTTCACTATACATCAAAGGACGCATGAGCCCGATCTCGATCATTTTCATATGCTGTTCAAGCACAGTAGGCATAACACCATCGAAGAGCTGTTTTCTAATAACAGAGTTATAGAGCTTACCAGCCATCAAAGCATATGGCCATGACTTCTTCCTGGTACAATGTTTGATCAAAAGCTCTTGAAGAGCCTGAGACTCCATGGTCTCAGTACAGTCTCTAACAGCCTTCAAAACCACAGATCCCCAGTCTACTCGACTCTTGACTTCCTCAGACGCCCAACTGGACCACCGGTTGATCTTCTCTGGATCGAAAGACTCGATAGAACCATCTCGTTTCTTGATGTATTTCAGCATGACTTTGTATCTTTACACTTGAACAGAAGGAACTTCACTAACGGCGCTCTCTTTATCAGAGTCACTCTCTTTGACTGAGGTAGCGCGCTCACGCTCTTGGTCTTGACGGATAAGATCTTTGATATGAGCCAGATCCATCGCAGTGATCTGACCTTTTTGCACGATCTCTTCTTCACCGTAAGACTTCATATCAGTAAACTCCTCTGTACTAGAGGGTGTGATAAACTCATCTTTGACTTTAGCATCTACAGTATCTGTAGGTGCTTTATAGCCTTCTCCTGGAAAAACATAAGGTAAGATAGCATCCAAGGTCTCTTTGTTCTCCTCCAAGAACTCTTTGATACCTTCTGCATGGACCTTATGCAAAGCATGTCTGGCTATCAAAGTGATAGAGCCCTTCTCCTTGGCTGTTTTGTGTAGAAAAGCCAAGTAGTTCAATAACTTGGAGTTATCGTTAAAGCACTTACTCAGATATTCTTTGTAGCGTTTCTTCTTATCACCGGTACCCAGAGCCACACTGGGTGGGATGGCACTTGGATTGGGTTGGCGTACGTTCTTGGTATCGAGATATACCTCTACAGCAGCACTCTTATTCTTACCGATCGTAATAGTATACATGGCTCAAAGTCTTCTTTGGTTGATGGCAAAATAGCGTTTCTAAACAGGTCTGAACTCTCTTTTTTCGGGTCATAGCATTCACAAAACAAAGAAAAAAACAAACACATGACAAAAGTCCAGATCTCCTGTGTGTACAGGAGATCTGGACTGATGTTTGATTGATCACGGTTAGAAAACTGTCTTTGCAACTCGAGTGAGTTGTGATAGATGATAGAGTCTTTCGTTTTTGATGTTTTGCACACGCTTCTCTAGCATTTTCCTGGTCTGAGCCAGTGCTTTAAGCTCTTTGGCGATTTCCTCACTCTGTTTAATGATGGCGATAGCGGTTTGATTGAAGTTCATGGTTTTCTCCTTCACATGAAGTTATTGACGATATGGCCTGACCTACTGGAATCGAACCAGTAACCTATTTCTTAGAAGGAAATTGCTCTCTCCTAGTTGAGCTAAGGTCAGTTTTAAATAACAGAGATATCAGATATCTCTAGATAAGAGCGCGTCTCCACCCAGGCAGGTGAGGTGAGTTGACTCTGATGATGACAGTTGACAGACAGATATTTTTAGCTTTTGCAGCATCTGTCATACCCTCGTAGTGCACGCCATCGATCACTACCGGTGCTTTGCCACCAGGTCTGCGTATTACCTTGGAATGTTCTCTAGGTGCTTTGTTCATAGAATATCAGTGGGGTAGTGTACTTACCACATGATGAGTTTGAGTGTATAGTTTTTACCACACATACAAAACCACCTGGGAAAAGATAGGCTCTATTGTTTTTACCTGGTCAATAGGATCTATCTGAAGATCAAGGGATTATGATCTCACCTGAAGTATATGTGACTGAGAAGGTTTACAAAGTGATAACAGATAAAAGATCCAGGAACCCCCGAAGGAGTTCCTGGATCTCTTTAGTTTAACCAATGACGGAAGTCAAAGATTAGACATTGGTAGTACGGATACCGATGCGAGAGAGGATCTCTGGCAGGTTCGTGACTTCCAGCATACCCATCACTGGAGTGTGCACCACCATCAAGAACTTAGGCTGGACCACGGTCTCTTTGGAGATCGTACCACCACGGCTGATGTTGGCGGTCAGCACCAGTTCAGGAGCCCAAACCATGTTACCGAAGTTCAATGGGTTAGGTGCCACGTTACGGTTCTCATCGAACGTACCGAAAGCGATAACGATCTTACCAGACATACGGTAGTCCAGGGTCGAGACGATGCGAACATCAAACTCGGTACCCAGGGTGCGCAGGTCACCAGTCACATTGAGGTAACGAGCCAAGACTGGATCGGTACCGATGATCACGGTTGGCACAGGAGCCACACCACCGGCCAGTGCATCAGCAGCTGCCTTGTACTCCGAGTCCCGATACATGCGGTATGCCATGTCACGGATCTTGTTGACAAGAACTGCTTGCAGATCAGCAGCACGTTCATGCGACTTGGTCGAATCGATGTCCGTCAGGAAGTCCACGGTGTCCTTCATGTAGACTGGCTTCACGAAGAAACGACCCACACCCAGAACGTCAGGACCCACACCGCTGTAGTCACGTGCATCAACATACTCACTCAGGATCTGGGACGCCTGCAGCAGGGCAGTCACAGCTTCATTGCTAGTACGAATACGCGTAGCAGTGATAAGTGCTTGCACGTCGGACGCATCCGTCTGACCATCCGTGTTGATAGGATGGATCGTCGTGATGGGGCTACGCAGTGGCACGTTGTACAACTGAGTGAACTTGGTCACATCGATCAACTGACCGCGCTGACGACGGTTCATGTTGGTACGGTATGCCAGCAGGGTGTAGCCCGACAGAGCAGCTGGCGTGAACGCAGCAACGATGTCAGCAACACTTGCATCACCCAGATCAATGAACGTACCGTCAGCTGCTTGGATCGAGAACACCGAGACCGAGTTACCGAAGACGTTAGTCTCACCGGTTTCGATGTTGATGGTACCGGTCACGTTGATTTCCAGACGCACAGCCAGGTTATCAGTGACGATCTCTGCCAGAGCACCAGCCAGAGCGCTACCGTCGATGTTCTTGGTATCCTTATTCAGAAGCACGCTGGTGCTCTGGAATGCCAGGTTCTCAACACGGTAGTTGTTCTGAGTAGCGTAGGTGAAGTTAGCCAGTGGCAGATTGCCAGTAGAGAACTTCAGACGGTTCGCACCGACCACAGCGTACACGTTCTCCAGCACGATCGTGGGATCGATGCTGTCGGTCATGTCCATCAGACCCGAGGAGAGCAGCGTGTCGGTTTGGCTCAGGCCAAGCAGATCCACTTTCTTACCAAAAGCCAGAGGAGCGGTCGGGATGATCTCGCCTTCCAGATTACGGTTGGTCACAGCGAAGCCAGTGGCAAACTTATCAGCCGACTGTGGACGATGTACAGGGATGATGCGGGTCTGTTCTTTCTTCAGCACGCTTGGATCAGCCACAGCACGGATGATGTTCTTCTTCTTGAAGTCTTCAAACGAACCGGTGATCTTGCGCTCCACGCCATCATAAACCATCATCAGGTTGACGGTCACACCGAAACCCACGTTATCAGGCGTGAGGGTCAGTGTTGGGAAAAACGTCTCACCGAACTCATCTTGACGAGCGGACTGGTAGTTGTAAGCGATCGAGTAGATCACCGCATTGCGGTTCTCGCGCTCATCATAAGCTTCCAGTGCGAAAGAACGTTGGCTGAGTGAATCGCTCAGACCGCTGCTCTGCACCACACCCATACCTTCAGTGGAGATCGCTGGGAATTCTTGTTTGTGGTTGATGAAACTACGGAAGTCACCAGCCAAGATACCAGCGACAGAGCCAGCTTCGATCTGAGCTTGGGTAGCACCTTTGAGACCCAGTTCATTGGCGATAGACTCCAGAGCGCTGGAGAGATCATCACCAGCACTGACCAAGCTGTGGCGATTGTCGTCGCTGATGGACTCCATCGACAGAGCCGAGCGTGCGACCTGAGGGGTCACGAGTTGAGTGGTGTTCACGCTGCTCTGCAGCAGTTGGACCATTTTACCCAGTTGGGTAGGAGCGACGTTAGAGCCGCCCTTCTTTTGAAATGCCTTAAGCATGTTGTTCATTCCTTATCAGTGGAAAACTAAAAAAAGATAGCCTTAAATTGCAAATTGTTTCATATAAAGATCGAAAATGCTAAGTCTAGACACCTCAGAGACGCTTGTCATAGCATAACATGCCTTTAGATATTTCTTTATAAATTCAGACTTGAAATCTTGTTTGGAAATCTCAAACATGAATCCTTCGTGAAGGACGATATACAGTGTGTTGTCGATAGTAATAAGCTGATAAGAAGTCTGGCTCATAGGATAGCGTCCATGGAGCTTCGCTTTTGCACTATTGGCTATTTCCTCTGAACCTGATAAGGGTAGAACAGAGCCTTTTACCTCAGCTCGTTGAGCCTCGGTGTAACTGTGCCAGTGAAAATCTAAGTGGGTACTGCTCAGAGAAGATCCGTCGATCTTCAGGTGGTCGTTCATATAGAACCACTCAGCCATATCATTGAGTGAGAGAACGCTGCGCACCTTAGTATAGTTGAGCATGTCTATAGTATTGAGCTTATTTCTAAGGACACTACGGTAGATCCAGCCAGGGACCACAAAGATATTGATGGGTGACAATGGTTTTTGGTTCATGTTTTACTCTGAGATCAGACTGTGGTGGAAAAGAAAAAGTCATACTGCTATTGTATGACTGCAAAAATCAAACAATACAAGGTACCGGATATGCTGGGTCATTCAAACCATGTATGTGGATGGATGACATTTGAACAACCTGAACTTTCACAGAACTCACTCCATGAATAGGATCTGTCCTATCTGGAAGAGGCCGTGAACAACAACAAAAGAAACCTCAAGCTGTGGACTCAAAATTACTTCTGGCTAAATCTGCCACTTTGCTCTATCGTGAGAGTCAGTTAGCCGATCGTTCAGAGAACAGCTCTGAACTGGTGAGAACCGTACTGGAGAATGTACAGGTCTCTGAGATCGGTATCGGTTTGAACACCGACAGAGAAGTGATCACTGCACTCAAATCCACCATCCTTGAGATGTGTGGTATGCCACAAGATCACAACTATGACATGACAGACTTGCTTCAGCGCTTTCGCATCAACTGTGGCAATGATGAAAAACTGTACGAAGCCATCAAGCAAGGTATCGATGGAGAACTGCTTGACTCGTCCTTGAAGCGAAGTGTGATCAACATCCGCAGATCCATCAGCAACCATTTCCGTGAACAAAAGATCAATGAAGTGCTCCACAAAGCCTCAAGGACTTTCAAGTTCGAGCGTGAGAAGATCAAAGATGTTAACCAATTTATTACAGAATTGATGGCTCAACTGGAGCCTCTTCAGATCAATGGTCATGGTAAAGATCCTGCTGTTATGGGTGACTTGGATATTGGTAACGAGCAATCCATGAGAGATCTTTTCACTGAAGTTAAAAAACTCAGTGCTGGATCAAAGCTTTATAAAACCGGATGGCAAGCTTTTAATCGAATGACACAAGGTGGACTTCGACCTGGTGAGACTGTTGTAATTAATGCACTTCAACATAAATACAAAACAGGTTTTACACTTTCTCTATTTGCACAGATTGCGCGTTACAATCTTCCACATACAACAGATCCTGCAAAAAAACCACTACTTCTTCGGATTTCATTTGAAGACGATCTTGTCTCGAATCTTCAGTTTCTTTATCAGAATCTTAAATACAACGAGACATTGCAGCCTGTTGAGCTAGAAAACGTAACTGTCGACGAGATGTCTGCTTACGTAAAAGAAAAATTACAAGTCAATGGTTTTCACATCAAGATGCTGAGAGTGGATCCAACACAATGGACCTATCGAAGTGTTTGCAACAAAATCATTGAGCTGGAAGCGCAAGGCTATAACGTAGAAGTCTTGATGTTAGACTATCTTATGCTTTTACCTACTACTGGTTGTATTAACAGCGGTCCCAGCGGGACGGATATGAGAGACATGCTTCGGAGAATGCGAAATTTCTGTTCTTCTTAAAGAATGTAGCGCATAAGTTGTTAATGGTGTGAATAACTACCATTTTAACTTATGTTTAAAAAAATACCCGGTAACACAGAGTACCTGATAGATCTGAAAAAACAAGTAATTGATTCCTACGGTAATCTTGTTTATCTAGAGAGAAATCGAGACAAAACTGTTCGTGTTGTGATGTTTGGTAAAGAGAGAAAAGTAACTGAAGAGTGGCTTTCTTTACTTGCGTGTTTTGAATACGATGTGATTGGTGATCTAAACTCTCATTTGGATAAAATTAAGTTCTATCCAATTGAGCTAAGCAATATGTCTAAGCGATGTAAAAGCTTATCGGCATTTAGCGAACCGATTTATTATCGTGAAGGTTTTCGATATATTCCAAACTTTCCACGCTACGCGATCAACATTGACTCTGAAGTCATCGATACTTTTACAAACAAGATACTAACTGAAAAGAGTTACGATTCCGGCTATGAAAACTTCTACGTCTACGATCCGACTAGAAATTTTTTTCGAATGGTCCGAATCCACAGGCTCTTAGCTTTTGCATGGCTTCCAAACAACGACTTTATAAATAGACCAATCATTAACCACATCGATGGTAATAAACTAAACAATAAGCTTTCTAATCTTGAATGGTGTAGCCCAGCTCATAATTCAAGACATGCTTTAGAAATTGGTTTAAACTCGTGTTCAATAAAAATGAAAACGAGAGATGTGGTAACTGGTGAAATTGTCATTTATCAATCTGCCACGGAAATGGCTAAAAAGATTGGAATGACTGGAGTGAGTGCTTCTTTTTGTAAAAACCGATTACCTGGTTTTTTGTACAAGAAACGCTACGAGATCAAGATATTTGATGATGAAACACCGTGGTATTACGAGAACCACGAATGGAAAGATGGTGATAGTGTAAAATCCATCTACACCATCACGGTAATGGATAAGACAACAGGCGAAGTCAAAAAGTATAATAATACAAATACTTTTTTCAAAACATACAGTCTTTGGCCCGCAAGCTGTCGACTGGACGATGCTGTTGTTTTGTTCAAAAATAAATATAAAGATCTTGAAGTCTCGTATGTAAAAAACTCTATGACTGGTCCTTATAGAGTTTTAAATTTAGTAGATAAAAAAGTTGTTGTTTTTGATTCCATTTGGAAAGCGGCAGAACACATTGGTCTAAGTAGAACAGAACTTCAGTTTGATCTTCAAAGACAAAGAAAGTTCATTTACTTTAAACAATGGGTAGTAGTAGCAGGAACTGATGAAATTTCTTTAGAAAACTATAAGGAAAAACCAAAACCCTACAACAAGATCGTCATCACTTCAGCAATCAACCCAGCTGAGATAATAATAGCTGACTCAATCCATCGCGCATCTAGCATGATGAAGGTTCAGCCCATGACAATCCGTAGGAATTTGGATACCGGGAATTTAGTTAAAGGCTACATTTACAGGACGTTAGAGTCGTAATACTCTAATGAACTTCTTTGAATTGCTGGAAACCCCTTAGAGCGTGCTGAACTACAACGTGGCTGGAAACAGCGAGCGTGATAGTTTGAAAATCAGCACGATTGGGCAATCAGCAGCCAAGCACCGTCTAGGTGAAGGTTCAACGACTAAGGTTTTAGAAACCTGTAGAGCTCAAGCGAGCTCGAAGTAGAGAACACCCTACCAGTTTAACTGAGGGTGAAGATATAGTCTGTTCCATGATGAAAGTCGTGGCGGGTGTTTAAATGCACACCGGGGTAGCGTAGCGAGCTATCTGGACAACAAGAAAAAAATCACGATGATCACCCCTCACCAGCTCAGCAGCGAAGCCAAGCAACTGATCCGTGGAGGTACACCTGAGGATCAGTTTGTCAAAGAGATCGCTGAGAAAGGGTATTTTTCTGGATCGAAACAATTAGACCAGGAGATGGATCTTGAGATTTACATCCATCTCTTTAAGTATCAGAAGGAGACTTATTTTGCTGTTCAACGAGGTAAACATAGGTTACCGACAATCTTGAATGACGAACAAAAGTATTATTTAATGAAATTTGATAAGTCTGTTCCTCTTGCGGATGATGCAGATGGAGCAGATCGATCATTTTCAAAACTTAAATCCGCACCAACCAATGCAAGCGATGAACTTTTCCGTTTAGGTTAAAAAAACAAAGGACAGATGAGGGGATATCCCCTCATCTGTTTATTTTGCCTCATAATCAAATCTTAGATTATTAACGATAACTTGACGTCCTCTTGCTTTTGCTCTCATCATTTTAGCGCTAATGTACTTTGCGTGTAATTTATAGCACAAACATGCTTCTTTGAGTGAGAAAAACCGAGTACCCACGATCGTAGATGACGATAAACGCTATATGCTCTTTAAATTTCCTAAAGGCATGCCTATCCCCTCGGATATGAACCGTGAGTGTATCTCGATGAAGAAACTACCCTCTGCATCCAGCAATGCTTCAGATGAGCTCTTCAAGTTAGGTTGACATCTTCCGAAGACAGCAGACCACCATAGATCAAGACAGGACCCTGAGGTCCTGTCTTGATCTTTTTATGTTCAGTCTTTATGACGATGGTGATCAAGAGAGTTGTAGAGCAGGCTCTTTACTCTCAGGATATATCACGTGTCTACACCAAGTGATGTTGCACTGAGCTATCTCATCTAACATATAACTGATGAGTTCATGATAATAGCTCTTAAGATCCACAGCAGTTTCTTTGGTTTTATCTAAATGCTGTGTTACATTATCGATGGTTGAGAAGATAAGTTTATCGATAACATCATGGATGTCGTTTCTAAGTGGCAGTTTGAAGTCAGAGATATCGAGTATCTCTAGGTATTTCTTCAAGATTATACGTGCGATATCTGCCTCAGTCTCTTTACGTCCATAGATATGGTCTAGTGCTTTCTTCAGATCCTCAAACTTATATCCTTCTTTGGAAGTATCTTTAGAATATCTTAGCAATGCGATTACAGTAGGGTCGATGTATGTGAATGCTTGAATGCGCATGTTATCAGGATTGTACTCAGGAAGGTCTCTGATAAGTTGTCTGACATAAGCATTGCCGATTGATTGTACCTGGATAGTCTTAGGGTTTGGATCGACTTCATAATAAGATTGGATTAGTTTGAGTATTGTTTGATTCATGTCGCTTTTTATTTTATGCGACACTACAATAGATTCGATAGAAGTCTTCAATACACTACCATCTAGTGTGGCTGTTATACAAGCGAAACGATTAGAACTCAGTGGTTTATGTCTACAAAAGACATGTAGCATGTCACCTCCAGTTCTATGGATCACTACCAGATCGATAGATGGAGGAAAACCAGTCCAATTATAAACGTCGTGACGAGGTCGAATGATGTCGATGTAAGAAGATTGTGCTACCATGATTGAGAAGACATGAGGATGTGACAGAGAAGGTACTTCATTAGATTTATCAAACACAAACCATATAAACCACAGGCTACGGATAGCCTGTGGTTTATATGTATAGACTTTGTATTTACCGACCTACTCTAGTGGTTTGAGCCACATGACGCATAACATCTTTGATAGACAAACCACCGTCTGTCTTTACTACAGTCTTTTTATGTTCTACAATCGGTGCAGCAACCTGTGTGTTAACTGGATGACTCATACTTGCACGGATCTCGGACATAGTGAGACCTTTAGTTTGATGTGTCGCTGCTTTGATGGTGGGTGGTTTACTATACTCGCTAAGATGTGGGATTTTCTCTTTAGGTTTGATTTGCTCTGTAGGTTGGGTATCCCAAGGTGCTACGTTACCTACGTGAAGTGCTTTTGACATCAGCTCTGAGCTATGGACCAGATGAGAAGTGGGTTTAGCTGAAGTGGCTGTTTCTTTCTTCACTGGTGTTTTAGTTACCTTAGATGGTGTTTTAACTACTGGTTTCTTAACAGCGATTGATTTGGCTTGTGGTGCTTTCACAGCCTTGGCTTTTTGGGTTTTCTTCTTATCTACCGCAACGGCTGTAGTTTTTGGAGCCGTGACTGGTTTGACGATAGCTGCTTTGACAGTAGCTACTTTGATAATGGCTGGTTTGGCCGTGGTAGTTGTTTTAGTCTTAGAGACTGGTTTAGCTGGTTGTGTTTTCTTGGACATGATGTTTCCTTGAGTAGTTTCTGAACTGGTACTTCAAACCATCGACACAGTGGATCTCACTCATGCTCTCGATGGCCCATTCGTCCGAGTTGATCTGAGGGGCTCGGACATCCCCTATCGCATAGTCGTATACCAATGTTTGGTAGATCTTGTCAGCGTACTTCATACCTTCACTGTAGACTGACTCACCACCCATGATCCAGATATCACCGCTTCTTTTGAAGAGTTCGATGACATCATGCAAGTTGTTGAAGATCTGAGCACCCTCGTACTTGATATCAAGATCTCTGCTCAAAACGATGTTGTGGCGATTGGGTAGTGGTCTATACTTTTCAGGGATGCTCAACCAGGTCTTTCGACCCATGATCACCACAGAGTTTGAGGTCAATGCTTTAAAGCGTGCCATATCTGCTTTGATGTTATAAAGCAGTTCGTCCTCTCTACCGATGTAGCCGGTGATGGACTGAGAGAAGATGATGTTTACACTCATTTTGCTACTGGATAATTGATAACAGGCCAGTGTTCGTAATCCAAGATCTCAATGTCTTCAAACTTAAATGCAAAGAGATCTTTAACCTCAGGATTGAGCCACAAACGAGGCAGAGGTAGTGGTTCTCGAGAGAGCTGGGTCTCTACACCTTCTTTCAGATCTGGGTTATTTGCTTCGATCTGATTGTAATAAACGTGACAATCTCCTACTGAGTGGATGTACTCATAGGGTTCCATGTCACACACTTGGGCCAACATATGTAGCAACAAGCTGTATTGTGCGATGTTGTAAGGCCCGCCAATGGGTAAGTCTTGCGACATTGATCTGAATATCATCAGATCAAACCCCATGTCTCCATGGGGATTAGATCATATCACTACCTTCTAGATCTCTAGTAAGGTAACTCCTGTTTCGGGGTAGCTTCACAGCTAAGCCCTACTCCCGCAAGGGATGATCGTTGAACTCGCCTCATGGACTTATAGTCTTTAGAGGATCAGCTGCTGATTGCCCATTTTTACCTATGTTATTTAGGTTTTATCTCTTTAGTTTTTAAGCATATCACGCTCGACCTTTGAGTCCACGTTGTAGCCTAAAGAGTTTTAGGGGTTTCCAGCAATTAAGGAGTTTATTCGATAGGCATCTCTACCTAAAGCCGCTCGCAAGTTTTAAATGTAACTTGTGTTGTTAACGGATAGTCATCATCAGTGAGAGTCGCATCTTACCACCTTCTTCTACAGGTGGTTGAACGAAACACTGGAACATAGCATGACACGCTGCCAAGGCACCTCGCTCTAGAAGCACGTTCTCTTGTGGACTCAAGCTCTCAAAGGGTACGTGAGAGGGGATCCAAGCCGTCACAACATGCCGTGAAGAGTATGGTCGTTTCTTCAAACCATTGACCAAATCATTGAGCTGATCCACAGTAGAGTAGTACTTGACCTTGATAAAATGTTCAAAACTAGGGATCTCTTCTTTGGAGATGAACTTCAACTCCTCATACTCTTTGGTCCAGTCCTGCATCTTATCACTGGGCATGTCAGCGACAGATATATCAGGCCACAGTGTATGTACGATGGACTGAGGTGCATTGCGCCACATCGCACCGTACATCATACCAATGCTGTTGATCTTATTCTCTGAGAATGCTTGAAGCATCATCTCACGCAGTTCTTCACTCTCTGATCCATACTTCGATGCAAAAGCGACGATATCATCTTCAGTCACTGTCCATGGATCCCAGATCTTAACACCATGGTCTGTGAGTTCTTTGGTGTTGTAAGAGCCACGGATGAACCACAGAAGCTCATGGATCACAGCTTTAGTGAAGATCTTCCTGGTGTTGACAAGAGGGAATCCATCTTGCATCTTATATCGATCTTGAGTACCGAAGATCGATTTTCTACCGATCTTAGTACGATCTTCATGATCGATGCCTTCCTGCATGACCCTTCGCAAGGTGTCGTGGTATTGTTTCATTACATTCTTTCTGTGTGGTGTGTTAAGAGGATTTAGCGAGATACCTAGGGATCAGGACTTCATCGATCCAGGTTTTGACTCTTTTACTTACGGTATCGAGATCTTCCTCAGCATTGATGTATGTGATGCGCTCAGGATATGATTTAAGTCTTTCTTGGAAACCGACTCTGATATCTTCGAAGAAAGTACTTCCTTCAGATTCGAAGCGATCAGCCGCCTTACCTGTTTGTCTGAGTCGCTCATTTCCTTTATCCACACCAACATCTAAGTACAAGGTGTGATCCACATGCACATACTGGTTGATCAAAGACTCTAGTTGAAGAACATCTTGCTTCAAACCCCTACCGCATCCCTGATAAGCATAGGTACTGTCGACAAACCTATCACATAGTACGATCTTGTTCTCTTCAAGAGCAGGGACGATCTTGGTTTTGATGAGCTCTATGCGTGAGGCTGTGAAGAGAAGCAGCTCTGTCAAAGGATCCATCTGTTCATTCAGAAGGATACCGCGCACAAGTTCACCAACTGAAGTACCGCCTGGTTCACGAAACTTCACAACAGGATAACCCAACTCTGTTAAGTAGTCATACATAAGAGAGATCTGTGTGCTTTTGCCTGCACCGTCTGTTCCTTCAATTGAACAAAAGAGTCCTTGCTGATTAAGTTTTTTCATAATGAGGATAACCTATGTCGATGCAGTGTGTGTTAACGGTGGTCATATTTCTTTGAAAGGAGATTCTTACCTCTTGAGGAAGATCTTGCATATTTAACCAGTTTCTTTGTTTCTGACAACCATCACACTTAGGATCCATGGTCCCCAGACAGTAGTGGGTGTGAGGTAGATCGAGGTACTCACTGTTGTCGATATCGTTCATCTTCTCAGACATAGGGTTTCCATATTTCAGGTAGCCAGCAGTTTCTCACTCCTTTGAACATAGGAGCGATGACTTGATGGCTATATCCAGCCAGTCCAGTACCCACTGCTGTAACAAAGAAATGTTTACCGCTGGTTTGAGCGATACGCACAAACTGATCCACATAAAGCTCTATTTCACTCAGTGGTAGGGTTTTTATCTGGTGGTTCTTCGTTGGGATACCATAACTCATCCCAGCGAAGCCCAAACCTTGTCCATAAAGAGCACCGTACTCTGTGTAGGCTGTGAGGGCTGCCCCAGCCCCGTGAGCGCCCTTTAAATTTGAGCCGAAAACAAAATAGATATCATCATGCAGACTGTAGCGAAGACGGTGATCGTAGAAAGAATTTTCTACAGAAGGTAGATTTAGATAGTGTTTCATTGTATATTCCACGGATTCTATATTCAAAAGATGATGGTGTAAAATAAAAAAATAACACAACATAAACCCCATAACAGACCCCATTGAAGGAGTCTGTTATGGGTGTTGTTTGTAATGCTTCAATGTCATTGATTGTCAGCGGAAATAGATCTCGTACTTTGGCATGCGTACAAAAAGAACATCACGAGGATGGTGATTCATGATATCACAAGCTGATCGTCCTGCGTAGAGTGGTTTTCTGCTTGCAGTACAATGATTCTCAGCATTATAGAACCACTTACTGGCATCACATCCTTTTGTCAGAGAACACTGTAGACGATTTCTGGATACACGTCTGAGTCCAGCATTATACCCCACATCAGCCATGGCTAATCTCTCTTGTTGATCTGGGATCTCAAAGAGTGAGTCATAGTTTCGATTGATCATCAAGATGATGGTTCTGATTTGAAGATCAGGTCGTTGTGTGATATTGGACCAAGAGAGTTCTGAGAGCTCACGCATGTTGGCTCGTCTCATGTCAGATAGAGTATCGAAGCGAATAGAACCATCTTCACGGAACGTTTTGGTCAACTGACCCAGACCAACACCCCTCTCTCTTTGAGAACGAAGCTCGGAGGTAGCAGACCAACATCTGCTGTGTCTGAGAGAAATACAAGACTCATGTTCTATCAGTCCTGCAAAGTAATGAGGAGTGGTGAGCTCAGGCATGATCCTGAGCCCTTCGCTCTTGACGACCGGTAGGAATTGATAAGCATTAGGTGGTATGAAGGTTCTCACGTTTTGAGCCAATAGAGGTAGACTCACGAAAACCAGCAAGATGTATGTGATAAACTTTTTCATGATGATGCCTTTTGAGCTCAGAGTGACTGGTGGGTATGTGAATCCCATCAGTCACTCAAGTGCATCAGCTCACGGTAGCTGCATAGATCACGATAGCCATGGCCACTGTGTAAATGGCTGCTGCGATCATGGCTTTACCAGCCCCTTCAGAGGTCTGCATGGCTTTGTTCATGGCCACTTCAAAATCAAAGTAATCCATCAGACCCTTGCGGGTAAAGTGCAGCAGGCCTGCATACAAGATACCCTTCAAGAGAATGACAATGGTGGCCACCGTACCTGCACCGAATGGTAGGTCATGAACGATGCCGGTAGAGGGATCAGTGATCAAAGAGATCAAGATCACAAACAAAGCACCTAGACCGATATAGACTTTACGAAAACGCATTTTTAACTCCTCTTGACATACTACACGGACGTAGTCTATGGATTTCTAGCCACATTAAACACTTATGAGCGATAGACATAGGCAGATCCTCTCTGAGAATCATCTAAATATGCTCCTACTACCACTCTACTACCATCTCCTGTGATGGAGACAGAGCGGCCAAACCGATCACCAGCTACTCCATCAGCAGCTACGATCTTAGCCTCTTGAGTCCAAGTAGTACCAGACCTCACATAGACATAGGCAGATCCTCTACTAGAGTCATCATCCCGTGCTCCTACTACCGCTCGACTACCATCTCCTGTGATGGAGACAGACCATCCAAACAGATCATTAGCTGCTCCATCAGCAGCTACGATCTTAGCCTCTTGAGTCCAAGTAGTACCAGATCTCACATAGACATAGGCAGATCCTCTATTAGAGTCATCTCCATATGCTCCTACTACC